TGTTTTCGATACTTATTCACCAGCAAACGTACTTATTAGGTAATTATGGGTCTTGTATCAAGATCAATCCCAACTTTATTAAGAGGGGTTTCACAAGGGTCTGAATCAACAAAACAAGCTGATCATGCTGATATACAGGATAATGCTAATAGCGATCCTGTATTAGGTCTTACAAAACGTTCTGGTAGTCAATTTGTAAGTAGTCTAATTTCTACAGGACAACCTATTGCTACTACTCATGTAAGAATGATTAATAGAGATGTTAATGAAAGATATGTTGTTTTGTTAGCTACAAATAATGTAAGAGTCTTTGAATTAGATGGTACAGAACTTACAGTTAATAAACCTGATGGAGTGAATTATTTAAATTGTACAAATCCAAGACTACAAATAAAAACTATAACTATTGCTGATTTTACTTTTATTGTTAATACAACTGTTACCACTGCAATGGATTCAACCTTATCAGCAGGTAATGTTACACAGGCAATAGTCTTCTTTAATCAAGTAACAGACAAAACTATCTATAGAGTTACAGTTGATGGTACAACAGCTACTAAAGATACATCTAGTGATGATCCTCTTAGTACCTCTACTGTTGCATCATCTATACAATCAAGTTTAACTTCAGCTTTAACTGGATTTACTATTGCTAGAAATGGTCCAGTATTACATATCAAAAAAAATGATGGTTCAAACTTCTCAATAGATTCTTCTGACACTCAAGGTAATACACAAATAACAACTGTAAAAGATTCAGTACAGCAATTTACTGATCTACCACCTGTCTCTCCAAATGGAATGGTAGTTGAAGTAAAAGGTGATGAATCTACAAACTTTGATAATTATTACGTTAAGTTTGTTACTAATAATGGTGGTGCATTTGAAGAAGGACAGTGGGAAGAGTCAGTAGAAGCAGGTATAAAATTTAAATTTAATTATGACACCATGCCACATGTATTAGTAAGGCAGGCTGATGGTAATTTTAGATTTGCAAGAGTTGATGGTGATAGTTATACCTTGTCTGGTGTTACTTATACTTTGCCTAAATGGGGAGAAAGAACTGTTGGTGATGAAATATCAGCACCAGATCCTTCATTTATTGGATCAAAAATAAATAATGTTTTCTTTTTTAGAAATAGATTAGGGTTTTTAGCTGATGACAATGTAATACTTTCAAGAGTATCAGAGTTCTTTAATTTCTTTCCAGAAACAGTTTTATCAGTAGTAGACAGTGATCCTATAGATGTGGCAGCTTCTCATACAAAAGTAGCTATTCTTAAAAATGCTGTAAACATGGGTGAAAAGTTAATATTGTTTTCTGATCAAACACAATTTGTTCTTACATCATCATCTGATTCCTTAACACCTAAAACAGCTAACGTAGTTGTCACAACAGAATTTGAATCAACAGATGAAGCTGCTCCTGTAGGTTCTGGTAGTTCTATTTATTTCTTAACTAAGAAAGTAACTTTGCTGGTGTAAGGGAATATATATCGCAAGCAAATATCAATGTAAAAGATGCTTCAAATATTACTATTCATATTCCAAGACTAATACCAAGTGATATTTTTAAAGTTGCTGTTTCTACTAATGAAGACGTATTGGTTTTATTAGGTGCTACTAATCCAAATGTACTTTATGTCAACAGATGGTTATATGGATCAAGATCAGAAAAGATATTAAACGCATGGTTTACATATACTTTTGATTCTGGCAGAGCAATAAAAAATATTGATTTCATTGGCACTGATTTATTTTTAGTAATGGATAATATCGGAGATGATGCTGCAAGCGTTACCTTAGAAAAGATACCTTTTGCATCAGATTTTAAAGAACCTAATGCTGATTTTGAATTTCATTTAGATCGTAAAATTACAGAAGCAACTGCTGGTGTTTCTATTGCTTATAACAGTACTACTAAAGTTTCAACTATTACTGTGCCATATAAGTTATATGCCAAGATGGAATTTATTGGAAGATATTTATCATCAACAGAAACAAGCACTTATGTTGATGCTTTAGGAGTTACACAAACTTTAAAACCAGGACAAAAGTTAGCTTCCGATAATTCTACAAACGGTCTTACATCCACAATAACTATTGCAAATGCAGATGTAAGAAATAGTAAATTTATTATTGGAGAACCTTTTGAAATGCACTATAGATTTTCATCTCAACGTCTTACAGAATCATCAGGAGGACAAAGAAGTGGTGAAATTATTAGTGGTCGATTACAACTAAAACATTTTTATCTTAAGTTTGAAGATACTGGATTTTTTAAAGTAGAAGTAACACCTAGTCAAAGAGATACCAGTACACATAAATTTACTGGTAATGTTATAGGTACAGCATCAAATGTTATAGGACAAATAAGTTTAGAGACAGGTACATTTAAAGTACCAGTTATGAGTAGAGCAGATAGAGTAACAATAGATGTAAAAAATAATACTTTCCTACCAACAGTCTTATCAAGTGCTGAATATGAAGCTATGTTCCATATGAGAAGTAGACGTATTTAATGGGGTATTTAAGAAAATCAAATTTAAATGATCTTAGTTATGTAGTAAATAACATGAGAGTTATGGATAAAATTGAAGCTTATTATCAAACAGGAAAACAACCAGAAGAAGCATTACGACTAGCTTATTTATATAGTCA